GGCTTGATTATGTTGTTTGGCCTATCGTATGAGTGCGGTAGCTGTTCGTAATCCGCCTTGGGTTCCGATTTCGATTTTCGACATGGCTCCGTTATCTGTAATCAGGTCGAGGCATGCCGCATTGTCCGTCAGGTCCAGTGTCCCGATCTGCTTTCGGCCGATTTTGACCTGCACGCCCAGCATGCCGTCGACAACAGTCTTCCGCAGGAGCGCCCATAGCAGCGTGCCGTCTTCGTATTGATCCAGCGTCTCGCTGGCATTGTCGTTCAGTTTGATCGGAGTGCGTTTGGGGCCGGTGATGTCTTTCTTGTGGGGCATTTTGTTTGCGGTTCCCCATGTGGACATGTTTGTCTCCGCGTCTTCTCCTGCGGCTCTTGCCTTCTGAGATGTCAGAGCCCCCTGCTGAGTCTGAGATGCCATTGGGGATTTGTTTTGCGTCATCAGGCGGGATTCGGCGAGCGCCGTCTTGTATTCCTCCGAAGGGGTCTCAGCCTCCGGCATTTCCACGCGGACGTCGAGTTTAACGGCTGCGGTTTTCCCTGATTTGGTGTGGGCGAGCGCGACGCCGCCGATCTTGGGGACTTGGTGGTAGTGGCGTGAGGTGTTGGTGGGTGTCATCCATCCGATTTGTTCGCCGTCGAGGGTGACGAGGATGGTGGGTTCTCCCATGTGGGTGCCTTTCGGGTTTTCTCCTCGTTGGAGTTCGACCCAGAACCATGCGCCGGCTCCGTACTCATTGAGTTTGTCCTGGTGTTCTTCTTCGCCTACGATTTCGACGCCGCCTTTGGAGGGTATGACGATTCCATAG